TACCGGCGCGCCCTCGATCAACCAGATAATAGCGGCCGGCTCGGCCATCACTAAGCGGATCGCCAGCGGCGCGCCCTCGATCACCAAGCCGGTATCAGCCGGCACAGCTCGCCGTATCGTCACGGCTACCGGTGCGCCCTCGATCACCAAGCCAACCTCGACCGGTAGCGCTACAGTCAAGAGATTCGCCAGTGGTGCGCCCTCGATCACCAAGCCAACATCGACCGGCGAGGCTCTGACATCGGTCAAGATAACCGCCAGCGGCGCGCCATCGATCAGCAAGCTGATAGCGGCTGGCAGTGCAATCACCAAGCGGATCGCCGCTGGCTCGCCCTCGATCAGCAAGCCAACATCGAGCGGCGCGGCCATTCACACGATCAAGGCCAGCGGTGCTCCATCGATCACTAAGCCAACATCGACTGGCGTGGCCTTTGTTCCACAAACTCACACGGCCAGTGGCTCACCGTCGATCAGCAAACCGTTCTCTACCGGTAACGCCATCATTGTTGGCTTGGTGGTGCCCGGATCGACCGTGCATGACTACGCCCGCGAGGACCCGATTCGCAAGCGCCTCGAGATCGAGGATGAGGAAATCCTTGCTATAGTCATCGCCGCCGCCACTGCGATATTTGACGATTTGGACTGACATGACGCTAAGGGATTGTTTTCACACGCTACGGGCTGATATCAAGCCTGATGATCGGGCCACGATCATTCTTGATGTCGCACAGGGAACGCCCGATGCGACGGCCGTGCGTAACATCCTGTCTGAGGCCATCGCAGAGGTTTTGTCTGTTGTTGACATCATTGAGCTGGCTGGTGGCACCGTGCAGCGCCGCTCGGACAAGATTACTGAATTGGCCGCGCTGCAAATGCGCATGCTCGCCACGCTGCATCAGGAGCAAATGGACCTCAAGCAGGAGAAGGCTGCGGTAACGGAGGAACAGGAGCGTATCGGGGCGACCGAGGAAGTCATCCAAAACTATGCGGAGGGTGAGCCTCCAGTCGATCTCAATGACCCGCAGGAAGTACAGGCAGCGCTGGCCGCGATGTTCTTTGCTGATCCGGCGCGGCGTGAGGTTTTCTTGGGTGCGGGCGTCGGTGGTTTTATCAAAGGCAGTTCGCCTACGGAGCTGATGGCCAGTTGGGAAGCCATGCAGCAGCGCGCCCACACCCTGCTGAATCAGGCCCTTGAGCATGAGATTCGATCACGCCTGCTCGATGAGCGCCAGAAAACGATCTTTTACGGTGAGCGCCGAAATCCTCGCAAACTATCTCAGAATATCCACGTTAAAGTGCCGTGGAAACTCAAAACCACGGGCAAGGGCGACCTGTATATCAGGCGGCATGGTGTCAATGCCGGGATGCCATTCAGGGAGCGGCAGAGCCCGAATGATTTCGCGATCACGTTCGATAAAGAGGTACTGCTGACGGATTATATGTTCTACCTGATGACCTACCTGCAGCCGAAAATTGCAGAGCTGGCGCGCGGTACGGCACAGAAGGCGATACGCCTCGAGGACATTCATTCGGTGCTGGCCAATCATTTCATTGGCCAAGAGCTGTTCCAGTCGGACGCCGGCCCGAGGCTGCAGGCACTGCATAACCTGACCGCGAGTGACCTGACATTTGCCGACTCGTTCGGCGGCCTGGCGATGCCATCGATTGCTGTATTGCCCGCGGACAAGGCTTTATCGTCCTTTGGTGAAATCACCCTGATCGGCAAGGAGGACCTTGGTGATCCGCAGCAGGTGCCGCTATTCGATGCCGATGCCTACGCGGTCAGGACTCCGCGGGCGCAGCACAAGCCGGCCTCGCTGGAGGATGTCAGGGCGATGGCCGATGAGGCTGCTATCTGGTCACTGATGATCGAGGGCTCGCGGTATGTGGGCCTGCCCGATTTCATTATCGAATACGCTCGCCGCCGGCCCAATGCTCAAGCACTGGTTGATTTCATGCTTTTCGACAATTCAGCAAAAGCGTGGTTTCTCAACGAGCGCTATGGCGAGGACCCTGAGCCGACCGTCGATGATGTGCAGCCCGGATATATCTGGGGCTGGCAACCGCAGATCATCAAGTTTTTTGAGGGTGATCTGAGTGCTGAAAATCTGGACTCTGAGGACCCGCGGCGCATCAAGCTGATGCAACGAGCTGGCCGCGCCGTGATGAAAGCGATACAGCATCATCACACTTTGGCGACCAGCCTCGGGGCCAAAGATCGCATCACGGAGAGTGAGATTGAGCGGGCCGAGAAGGTCTGGGCGCTTACTCAGCGGTCTATAGCGATTGCCGGCATCATCAATGACGATGGCACCCTTACTCTGCAAGCCTACGACCGCCTGCAAAGGGATGTAAAACTCAAGGGCAGCACCCGGATCAATGATGTTGACACTAAAACCTATCTCGATGAGCGCATCTGGGGGCATGGCGCTGAGTCCGAATTCAAGGCTTGGATCGATGCCAAGGTGCATGGGCTCATGGGTGAGGGGCGCATCAAGATCGGCAGCCGGTGGTATCCCTACACCATGGAAAACGTGCTGCGCAAGATGCGCGGCAAGCTGCGCGCCACAGAGACTACGATGCCGAGCGAGGGCCTGCTGCGGGCCAAGGCCGCCAACAGAATCAAGAACCTCGATGAGGCCAGACGCCGTGCGCTGGAGCAGATCGACACGCCGGAAAAGGTGCAGGCCGCCCGCGATGTCTCGCAGAAAATGATGCTCGACTGGATCACCGCGCTAAAGCCGTGGTGGCCATACGATGCGGGCACTCTACGGTCTTTCTCTGATGCCAGTGACGCCGCTCGGGAAGCGACTTTGTTCTGGATTCAAAACAAAGATGGCCTGAGTGACACAGAGGCCATGATCCGCGGTCTGCAACGTGCCGGTTATGTTGGGCCAATCACTGACGAGATCATTCAACAGGGGATCGATGCGGCAGCCGCCACCATTGCAAACCCGGTGCCGTATTTTGAGGCCAAGCCGCAGCGCGCGGTCAAGCTCAGTGAGTTTGCCGGCGCCGTGATCCCGTTCGATGCGGCCCCTGAGATACGGGCGACCCTGCGAAAGCACGGCGTTCCCTACATCGAGTACCTGCGCGGAGACGCTGCCGCAAGAACTCAGGCCTTGTTTGAATTGCAGGACCAGATCAGCAAGGCAGGCGGTCGCACCCTGTTCCAGTCTGAGATCGGGTTCACATCAGGGCTGCTGAATGCGGCCCGCTCGCTGCCGCAAGAGAAGGGCACGGCTGAGCAGATGCTTTCCATGCTCAAGAAAATGCCCGGTGTCAAAAAGCGCGAGCTGGAATGGATTGGCGTACCGCAATGGATGGCGGCCAAGGGCACGGTTACACGGGATAATCTGATCAATTTCATCGAATCCGGGGGGCTCAGGGTCGAGGAGATCACCCTTGGCGAGGTTTCCGGCAAGATCATTAGACCCGTGGACGTTAAGGCGGCCTGGGAGTCCGGGCGGTTCTCGCACATTCAGCTCATGGTGGCCGAGATGAGCGATCAGCAGGCCGAGTTGGTCAAAACAGGTAATGCCACAGATATTACCTTCGAGATGCTGACCGATCAGCAGGTCCACGGATTCATGGCGACCCTGCAGGGAGAGCATGGCACGACTATCGGACGCTTTGGCACACCCGAGGAGCAGGCCGCCGCCAGAATGCGGGTAGATGTAGCGACGGCGGCCGTGTCGAGTGGTCAATTCACGATGGCCAGCCCGGAGGGCAGGGCTGCGATATTAGAGATGCGTGAGGCCCATGATGCGATCCGCACCATCATACCGGGATGGGGCTATTCCGATCTGGGGGATGGCACTTACCTGATCCGGGGCCCGGAAGCATCGACTTGGCAACTGGCCGGTGGCAAAAACTACCGTGAGGTCATCCTCAAGATGCCGACCATTTCCACGCCGGCATACGACGCCGCAAAGCTGTCGGTGATCGCGGCCTACAATGACTTGCCCAAGGACCAGAAGGGCATGCTCGATGAGCATTTCAGCGCAAGCCTGCGCCCAGTCGCGGGTGCTTTTCTCCGTGCTTTTGAGCAGTTCGATGTCATTGCTGCGGATTTCGGTGCTGCAGGGCTTGGTGGTGCGCCCATACAGCGAGCCTACGAGCTGCTGAGCGCACTGCGGAATGAGAGTGCGAGTGAATTCGAGAGCCACGTTTTCAGGGACTACAAGAACATCATCGCTTGGTTCCGTGTGAATGACCGTACCGGTCCTAATGGCGAGCGGATTCTGTTTATCGAGGAGATGCAAAGCGACTTCGATAAGCTCGCCCGGAAAAATGGCATCAGGAATCTGCTGGCGATTGAGTTGATGACTGAGCGACTGGTTGAGCTGAATGCGCAGTCTCAGGATTTGGCCAGTCAACGTGATCCGATCACAGACCACATCCTCAATGAACCCATGTGGCATCGTAACCGTACCGAGGCTGATTTTATTGCTCGTCAACTGGCGCATGAGGAAAACAAGGCACCGCCGTTCGCCTTCGGCGGTGCTGCGTGGATGGAGCTGGTCATGAAACGGCTGATCAGGATAGCCGCCGAGCAGGGTTACGACCAGATAGCCTGGACCACCGGAGAGCAGCAGGCCAATCGATACGATCTGCGAAAGGTTGTCCAAACTATCAGTGCCGTAGGCCGGCTTACTGCCGATGGTGCGGACGCCGGCCGCTCCGTGAGTTTCAAAATGTACAATAACCGCCTGATGAGCATTGGTGTCGCCCGAGATGGCACTATCGAAAACATCGAGCGCGGTTCACCGGAATACTGGAAAGGCAAGCAGCTCGAGGACCTCATCGGTGAGCGGCTGGCCAAACAGATTCTCGAGGCTGATTACTCGCAAGAGATCACGGATGATAATTTGATGGTCGGCGGCGAGGGCATGGCCGATTTCTACGACGACATGCTGATTAACGTCACCAATCGCGTGGCCCGGTCGCTGGACAAAAAAGCTCGGGTCAAGAAATTCGGTGGCCTGATCGAGCATCCTGATGCGGGTCACTGGCAGATCACCGATAAGCGCAACGGTTGGAAAGGTCAGTACAAGACTAAGAAGGCCGCCCAGAAGGCCATGAATCAGGGCGGGGTTATAAATTTCGAGCTGGAGTATTTCGATGCCCTCGCCCGCGTTGAGGTTCATGCGCTGGATATAAGCGACGAGATGAAACAAACCGCGCTGCTTGGTCTGACCTATTTTCAGGACAAGCACCGTGCGTCGATCACATTCGATGAGCAGGGCCGCGGCATCATTCGCATGGCCAAGGCTCGGGATCTGTCGAGCTTTCTGCATGAGAGCGCGCATCTGTGGCTCAATATCATGGGCGATCTGGCTGAGCGCCCGGAGGCGCCGCAGAAAACCATCGATGACTACGCCAAAATTCTGAAATACATCGGTGTCACCAGACGCTCGGAGATTACGGCCAAGGAGCATGAGATATGGGCCAAGTCCCAAGAGGCGTATTACCAAGAGGGCGTGGCGCCGACCCATGAGCTGCAGCCGCTTTTCTCTGCATTCAGTGTGTGGCTGGTCAAAATCTACAAGCACATCCTGAACTACTATGACGGCATTGTGCTGACCGACGAGATTCGTGGCGTCATGGATCGCATGGTGGCGACTGATGAGGCGATCACAAACGCCGAGGCGCAGCAGGGATTCAGACCGATATTTTCTACCGCCGCCGCGGCCAACATGACTCCCGAGGCCTTTGAGGTCTATCGAGAGAATACCGAACAGGCCCATCAGGAGGCGGTCGATCAGGAGCACCGCAAGCAGCTCGCATACGTCACTCGTCAGGCACAAGCATGGTGGCAGAGCGAGCGCGATAAAATCGAGGAGCAGGTCACTGCCGAGGTTCATGGTATGCCGGTGTATATCGCACTGGCAATGCTGCAGCGGGGTCAGCTCCCTGATGGTAGTCCAGCGCTATCGCCTGCTCCTTTCAAGATTAGCAAGGTCAGCCTGCTGAGAGCTGCTGCCGGCTCACAGGAATTCCTCGCAAGGTTCCCCGGACGCGGTCGGTCGGCAATCTACAGCGTCAAGGGTGGCGTCGATGTCGATGTCGCCGCTGGCGTCTTTGGCTACGCCGATGCACAGGACATGCTGCAGGCCTTGGTCACAGCTCGCCCAATGGATGAGCTGATACAGTTTGAAACGGATCGGCTGATGGAGGAAAGATTTCCTGATCCGATGACCGATGGCACTCTGGCGGCTGATGCGCTGATCTCCGTGCATAACGACAAGCGGGCTCAGGTGCTCGCTGCTGAGATGCGGGCGTTGCGTAGGTTGCAGCGTAAGGACCAGAAGATCGTCGGCGCTGAGCGCCGTGCGGCTGCCCGTGAGGTCACTGAGGGCAAGGCGGCGGCCAAGGCTTTGCTGCCGACCCGCGTTGAGCTGTCGATCATCAAGAAGCTGGCTCAGAGTTTCATGAGCAAGCTGAAAATTCGAGAGATCAATCCCAATAAGTACCGGCTGGCTGAGCAGAAGGCTGGCCGGCGGGCATGGGCGGCAATCGAAAAGCAGGACTGGGCCACTGCCTACGATGAGAAGGCCACGCAGATTCGCAATCATGAGGCATTCAGGGCGGCGATCAGGGCCAAGGAGGAGACCAGCAGGATACAGAAATATCTCAGGGGATTAGAGAAGCCCGTAACGCAGCGGCGACTGGGCAAGGCAGGGCTGCTCGATCCGATCCTCGCGATCATCGAGGGCATTGATCTGCGCCGGCGCTCGCTCGCGGAGGTAGATCGAAATACGGCGCTGCAGGAAGTCGCGGAGATGGTTCACGCTGGCCACATCAGCATGAATGGCGAGCAGGCCGGCAAGCTATTCCGCGTGGTTGTCGATGATCTCGGCAATGAGCAGGTGATTCTGAACGAGGGCTTTGGCATTAACTGGCAGGAACTCACGGTGCAGGAATTCCGTGAGATGCGCGACATTGTGATGCAGCTCGAGAACATGCCCAAGCGTAGCGAAATGGCAATGGTCAACGGCGAGGAGGTTGTGCTTGCCGAGGTCGAGACTGAGATTGCCGAGAGCGTCAAGGCTAACAATGTGGTGGTCGATTTTGGTGTCGCAGAGGAGACTGGCAAAAAGAGCTTTGGTGAATCCATCAGAGAGGGGGTCTACCATTCGCTGAGCGTCGGCGCGATCTCCCGCATCCTCGATGGCAATGCGTGGGGGGCGCTGACCAGATTGCTGGCTATTCCGATCCGTCGCGCCTACGCCGAAAAGCTGATCCCGATGATCCACCAGTATCAGGAGGATGTGGCCGCGCTGTATACCAAGCACTACAGCAACCCGGAGCTGGCTGACATTGAAAAGAAAAAAACGATTGAGGGCTTTAGCGAGAAGCTGTCCCGGTCGGATGTGTTATCGATTGGCCTGAACTGGGGCTCGGATACCAACCGTGCTGCGCTCCTGGGCGGCGTGAGAAAGGATATCGATGGCAACATCGTCGGCAATGCCTTCCCGCAAGCCGAAGTGATGGCCGCACTGGCCACGCTCGATGCCCGTGACTGGCTATTCATTCAGGATATGTGGGATTACCTCGATACTTACTGGTTCGATCAAAAAGACGATAGTGGCAAGGTTATCCGTGAAGGTCTGGCCACGGTAGAAAAGCGCCGGCGTGGTGTTGCGCCGCAGAAAATCGAGCCGCTGCCGTTCACGATCAATACTGTGGATAATCAAGAGATCACGGTCAAGGGTGGCTACTATCACCTGTGGTATAACCCGAAATTTGGTGACAAAGTAAAGGCCGACGATCTTAACGAGGTCGCCAGAAAAATGGGGCAGGGGCTCTACGTCTCATCCAGCACCCGAGCCGGATCGACCTACAACCGGGTCAGGAATCATGGCCGGGTAGTGCGTCTCGGACTGGGCGGCATCGATCAGCACTTGCGAGAAACCATTCGTGACATCGCCATAGGCGACGAGATCAACTACATCATGCGGCTGCTGAACTCTGAGAAGGTCAGGCGGGCATTCACGTTCACCAACAACGAGGTCGCACTGAAAGAGCTGGTGCTGTGGGCGACTGATGCCGCGGTCGGTGAGCTGCCGGCGTCAAATATCTGGGAGAAAATGGCCGGCTGGACCCGTGTGGGCTTCACGAAATCAAAGCTGGCATTCAGCATCACGGTGACATTGCTGCAGATAACCGGCGCCTTTCAATCGATGGCGTTCATCGGCAAGAAAAATTTCATGATGGGCTTTGGCAAGTTCCTGCAGAATCCTGTCGGCCACTACAACTGGGTCATGGCAAACTCGAAATTCATGCACACCCGCTACGGTGTGATGCAGACCTACAGCGTCGAAGTGGCAGATTCTCAGGCCTTCATGAAATCTATTTTCGGCCCGATCCCGACCCAATTCAGCCGAAATTTCAAGCTATTCAGCAGCAAGTATTTCTGGATGATCGCCAAGGCTCAATCGCTGGTCGATGTGTGGACATGGATGGGTGCGTACTGGAATGGTCGCAACAACATGGCGCTGTCTGAGGTTGACTCCCGCCTGTTTGCTGACTCGCAGGTAGAAGGCGCACAGACATCCGGTATCTGGGCAGATCGATCAGGGATCGAGCGTGGCACTCTTGGCAACCGGACCCGGCAATCACAGTACGTCAGGCTATGGACGACGCTGATCTCGTACATGATCCGCAAGCAAGGGCTGGCTTACGAGTCAACGCAGAAGTACAAGCGCAGCGATAGGACCATTGGCGATGCCGCTAACCTGGCGATTGATTACGTGATGCTATTCATGGTTGAGGGCATCGCCTCGCAGTTGGTCTACGGTAACTGGCCCGAGGGTGACGATGAGGAGAAAATGGATGCTTACAACGTCGCGGCATGGGTGGGGCTGGCCACGCTCGACTCGATGATTGCCGGCATCCCGTTCCTGCGTGAAATCTCGACCGCCAGATACGGCTCAGGCAACACCCCGATTGGCTCGCTGATGAAGGATGTATTCGATGTAATTATGCAGGTCAAGCAAGGCGAACTGGATGAGCAGGCAATTACCACCACGATCAGCGCACTGGGCACCGCATTGCATCTGCCCTCGAGTCAGGTCAACCGCGCCATCGAGGCCTACATGGCCGAGGATGCGGCATGGTATGAGTATCTGATAGGCAGAAGGAGGTAGCCATGGTATTTCTCGCATCAGAAGATCGGTTTAACGGGGTGCTCGCATCGCTGGCGATCAAGGCACCGTGCATAGCGGTGCAGACCACGCCGCTGGCTGACTTGGAGGGCCTGCTGGTAGTTGACGGCTTTCAAACGGTGGATGGCGACCGGGTGCTGGTGGCCAATCAGGCTGATCCAATCGAAAACGGGATCTATAACGCCAGCACCAGCGCTTGGTCACGCACTCCTGATTTCGATGGCAACCGTGACATCACACGCGGCACCATCGTCAACGTCAACCGCTCCATAGGTACGTCCGCGATCTACGAGGTCACGACACTGATAGTTCTGATCAAGGTCGGCGTCGATCCGGTGAATTTCCGGCTGTGGTATGACTCCGCTGCTGCGGGCATCGCCAGCGGCGTCGATAAGTTTGCTGACCTGACTGACGTTAGTCCGGTGCATGACTTCATGTTCTTTGGCACCAACATCGACTGCGCTGAAAATCCATTCGAGCGGTTCACGGTGCAGCATCAGGTGATCACCAGTGGCGGCATCAATGAGATCACGCTCGACTACGAGCTTGGGCAGGACATATTTTATGAGATGACTGAGTTTGTGGTCACTGTCAATTTCATCAACCTGCCACCATCAGGCATCTTGGCTCAATTCGAGATGCACCTGCTACAAGATAGCATCGCCCGCACGATCACATGGCCGGCGTCAGTGAAGTGGATGAATGGTGTTGAGATCGATATTTCCAGCGCCAATGCCATCTATCTCATTCACTTCCGCTCCATCGACGGCGGCACCACATGGCTCGCTACTTACGCGAGGGACTTCTCCTGATGGGGTTGATCCTCAACAGCCTACTGGGCTCCGACGATGCCGAGGGCGGGGGTCCGGGCTATACATTCGTCAGCCAGAGCAGTCTGTTCACGCAGGGCGATGGTAGCGATCCTGCGGGTCCATATACCCTTGGTGCTCCCGGCCCCGCTGGAGCCGGTGATCTGCTGGTGTGTTGGGCGATGGCCGGTCCCGGCTACGTTGGCCAGGGGAGTGTAGTTTTGCGCGAGGGCATAGGGTTTCAGCCGTGGTCGCCTACAGGTGGAATTTCGCGGTCCGATGTCAGCCGCATAGTGCTTTCTATTGATCCACGCATTTCGACTGGGACTGTGAATGACAATGTTTCGATGGGTGGCGTTGGCACGTTTCCGGCGGCAATGATAATAGCGCGATTCTCGAATCCTTGGACCTTTGGCCTGAACACCATCACCGCCGATAATGAGTCCAGTGAGACTAAACCTGATGCCTCAATGTTTCGCGAGGACGCGCCCAACAACGGATTCGATCATCTTCTGGATGTGTGGGCCACGGCAAAAAAGGCATCGCCAGGGGCAGCGGGTGCTACTGTAAGTGTTGATCCAAGCCAGCCGACGATCACTTTAATCGGCGCTGTCAATTATATTGACAATGGCTTTGGGGATGGGGCAGTAGCCGCTTTCGGATACCGGGTCACACCAGATGGAAACCCCGGTGTGCCGGTAGGTAACTGGGGCTTGTCTAATCTGGAAAACAATGACAGCTACGCTGTTAGCGCCCGCTGGAAAAGCAGCGATTCATGAGGACATAGGATATGGCCCTAAATCAATCAGAGGACAGATTCAACGGCGTAATTGCTTCGCTCGCCATCAAGGCGCCCTGCAAGGCGGTATCAGACACCGCAAATATCCTGCTCGAGGGCGAGCAGACTGTGGACACCATCGCGGTGCTCGCGGGTGATCGAGTGCTGGTAGCAGCGCAGACTGATTCGGTCGAGAATGGCATCTACAACGTGCGCACATCAGCATGGGAGCGGGCTGCCGACTTCGATGGCAACCGCGATGTCGCCAAGGGCACCATCGTCAACGTCAATGTGCCCCCGAATTCGATTACCTCCTACGTGCAGACCAATCTCGGTATCTCCAATGACGAGCCGACCATCGGCACCGATCCGATTAACTTCGTGATATTTTTCAGCCTCAACAACAGCTTGGACGATCTCTCTGACGTTGACCTGACCGGCTGCAGCGACGATGACCTGATGTATTTCTCAGGCGGGGTGCTGATCTGCACCCTTGGCGACCTGACCTGGGACGGCGTCGATTTAACGATCAACGGCAATCTGGAATTTCCGGTGCTCGGGGCACCGAGACTTATCAATGCAAACGGCTCCATAGCAGCGCCCAATGTCCTGTTTAATAATCTCGATGACGATAGCGGTGTGGTCACCGCCGCGGATTCAATGTGGCTCGTTACTGGCGGCTTTACGGCGGTCAATTTCCGCGAGCGTAGCGACCATGTGATTGTGACCAGTGAGGCGCACGTAGGGCTGACGGCCAGCACCACGCAGACTCAAGCTGGTGCTCTGGAACTGCTCTCGAGTTACAATCAGATTGCCACCGTCGCAAATTCTGGCGATGCCGTGCGCATCCCGAGCGCCTTTCAAACGCTAAGTCAGGGCCGCCGTATGTTGATCATCAATGACGGCGCAAACGTGCTGCAGATGTTCCCGACAACCGACCAAGATATTGGCGCCGGCCAAGATGCGCCGGTCATCTTGGCGGCCGGCAACAGCGCGTATTTTGTCGCAATTAGCAATTCCATACCGTCAATAAATTGGCGCCGGGTTTTCGATTTCTCGGTCGGCGGGGCAGTGCCTACGCTGCGTGGGGCCAAGGCTGTCAAGACTGGGTTTATCGCGTGGCCGCGCAATGATCTGCCTGACTTCCTGATTCCATCAGTCACCGGCAACTCAGAGCAGATTCTCGATTTCAGTCTCGATGTCTATGACACCGACAACATTCATGATCCGCTGTCGAATTCCACCCGCTGGACGATGCCGGTCGGCTTCACTAAGTTTGAAATGATTATCGGCTACAAGCTGGACAGCTTCGGCAGTGCGCAAGATGGACTGGGGCACGTTCGCCTGCGCAAGAATGGCATCACCAATGGTGCTGTCGATTCGATACAGGTCGGCTCATGGATTCCGTGGAACTCGGACGCCTCGGGCGGTGGCACCAATGAATCCGGTGGTGGCACCGGCGAGGCTGGTATGCAGGCATGGTATTCGGGGCTAATCAATATGGATGCCGGCGATTATGTCGAGGTACTGATCCTGACCCAAGCGGGCAGGAGGGACACGCCGGCCAATGGTTTCTGGGCTGAATTCAGGTTATTAGGATGATTGACGAATTTCTGAGAAAAGTGGTGTTGCATGCGGGCGCCGATCCGCGGGCGTTCAATCATTTCATTGGCAATCTGGGCGGCTACATGGGATTCGAGCCGACCACCGATACCTTTGAGGTCAACAAGGATTTCATCGCTCAGGCGGCGCTCGATGGCAGGGCGACGGCCTACCAAGCGCAGCAGACACAGGCCGATGCCGACTATCGGGCAGCGCTGGCCGCTCAGAAAATCGGAGATTTGCAGCGGCAGTTTGGCGATGATGTAAACCTCAATGCAGTGATCGAGGTCATGCGGCTCGAGCTGAATGAGCTGCGGGCATTACATTCACTGCCAGACATTTCGGCTGGCGCAATGGACGCCAAAATCAGAGCGGAGATCGCAAACCCATGAACATCACAGCATTCGACATCGCACAGGTCTTTACCGGTGAGAAGGAAATGGCCGGTGGCCTCGACAATCCATTGATCCTGGCCATGCTCAAGACGGACAACAACTGGCCACAGGATGACGAGGTCCCGTGGTGCAGCGCGTTCGTCAATTTTGTCTGCAAGCTGCTGCGCCTGCCGCGGTCCAAGAGCCTGCGCGCGCGCTCATGGCTGGAGATCGGCAAGGGCATCCCGCTGAATGAGGCCAAGGCCGGGTTCGATGTGGTGATACTCAGCCGCGGCAAGGGCGAGCAACCGGGCCCGGAAGTGATCGACGCACCGGGGCATGTCGGTTTCTATGCCGGCCAGTTCGGTGATTTCATCGAGATCCTCGGCGGCAATCAATCTGACATGGTCAAGGTTTCTCGATATCGTGCGTCCCGCCTGCTCGGAGTGAGGAGATTGATATGAAACGCTTGAGATTTCTTGCACTGGGATTGCCGATTTGTTTTCTGCTCGGTTTTTGTACTGGTCAGGCATTAGCCGGCGAGGCCACACTGACTTGGACCGCTCCGACGCAAAACACTGACGGCACTCCGCTCACCGATCTCGCCGGCTTCAAGCTCTACCTTGGCCAGACCGCGGGCGGCCCGTACCCGGTGAGCGTGGACATCCCTGATCCGTTGGCGACCACCTTCACAGTGCCGAATCTTACCGATGGCGTGACCTACTACTTTGTATCGACGGCCTATAACAGCGCCGCCACGGTACAGGAAAGCGACATCTCGAATGAGGTCAGCAAGCTGATCCCATTTGCTGTACCGAATCCTCCATCGATGCTGATAGTCACCGATCTGACCGTCTACAACGTCATCAAGCAGGTGGATAAATTTGTGCTGCTGGCGGCCGGCACGGTGCCGGCAGGTACGCTATGCGATCCAAGTGAAACGGTCAACGGGCGCTACGTGGTGCCGACTGATCTGGTCACTTGGTTCGGCAACGTCGAGCCGATAGTGGTGGTCGCAGATTGCTCGTAAGGATAAAGGCATTGCTGTGTCGCTGGTTCGGCTGGTTCTGCGGCGACCCGCCGGGCCCGGTCACAGATGTTGAGGTCGAACTCACGGAGTAAATCATGACCATGAATGCAACCGTTCACTGGGTATTGCCGACCGTCCGGGGCAGTGGCAAGTCGCTGGACCCTGCCGAGATTCAGGGTGAGGAGGTATCGCTCGCGATTGCCGGCGCACCCTCGTCAGTGCTGGCCGTAGTGCCGCCTGACACCCTCGAGCTGCTGGTGCCTGATCTCGAGATCGGTGACTGGATTTTTACCTTGGTCTGCATCGACACTGCAGGCTTAAGAGGCGCGGCTCATGATGAGCCGTTCACAGTGCCCGACGACACGCCCCCTGGCGTAGTGACCGGAGTCAATGTGGTACTGAGTTGAAAGGGAGATCGATATGGAAACCGTGTTGCTGATAATCGCACTGCTCGCAGGCACCGCCACGCACATCATCAAGAAAGTGGTGGAGGTCCGCGCAACCGATGAGGACTACCAGCTCAAGGACTGGCTGACCAAGTACCCGTATCGCACCATCCTCACGGCCATGGCCGGGGTCGGTGGCTTCCTCGGGCTGATGGCTGTCGGTGAGCTGAGCTACGCCTCGTCATTCATGGTCGGCTACATGGCGAACAGCCTCGGCGGTGTCGCCAAGTGAAAACGTGGTTGTATGCTGCGGCCGGCGGGCTGGCCCTGCTGGCCTTCTGGATTCTCGGCGGGCCTGAGCGGGCAGTAAAGAAGGTCAGCAAGCAGCGCGACGATCTGATCCGCGAGGGGTCAGGTAGGTCAAAGGCCAAGGCGCATCTGGCAGGCATCAAGGCCGACATGCACCAGCTCAATGCGGTGGTGGCCGGCAAGCAGGGCAAGAAAATCATGGACCGGGTAGGAGCGAATAATGAATCGATGGCTGAGCTGCTGGATTCTTGGCGCAAGCCTGTTGACGGCCTGTAGTACCACCCCGACTGAGCTGCCGACCTGCGAGATTCCGGGGCCCTCCCCCGAAGTCGGCCAGCCTGTGAGTGTCCCTGAGATGCCCTTAGAGACCTCGCGTACCGATGCCAGTGCGACCTTCGACCGGGATGGCATCGTGCAGCTCACGCAGCTACGTGTGGCTGCAGTGACCAATGAGCGTGTCGCCTCGGAGAATGCTGCAGCGCTCGAGGCCCGCAACACCGAAGTTAATGAGCTGATAGAGTGCGCCCGCTATGCCGGCATCTGGATGGAGGTTCGCGAGGAGTCACTCGAGCAGGAGCGGCAGGATCACCTGATGGATAACATGCTGCGCAATGGTTTGATTCTCTTACTGGCGGCGGGGTTAGCGCTATGACTTTGAATCGATGGAAACTGATTTTCTTTTTGCTGGCGGCACTGATGGTGGGGCTGGTAGTCGGTCCTCCGATGGCCTGGGGCAGCGACGATGAGCGCGGGCCCAATGTCGATGTGGTCACCGATGTCACCACTGATGTCACGACCAATGTGACCGGCGGCGATGTAAACACCGACATTGCCGGCAGCTCATTTTCCTCGCGGGCATATGGGTTCTCGCATGCACTGGGCGACGTTGACATCAACCAGTGCATCGTCAGCAAGCAGACCGGCACATTCATCGTGAGCTGGCAGGGCTACGACTACAATCTGTGGTGCATGGGTGAGGTATTCGATAGCAAGGGGCTGTGGGACATGGGCGCGCTGATGCGCTGCGATATCCCTGTGATCCGATCACATTTCGAGACTGACTACGCTTGCCTGCAGGCCAACACCGTCAATCATGAGGCCATCGAGTCACCGCAGCTCACCGAGCTGTACAATCAGGCGGCCCGCTTTGACGAGCATCAGGAGTCCGAGCAGCGCCACGACACTAAGCTGACGCTGGTGCTGCAGGAGCAGGCCATCCTGAGTGATCGGCTGGAGCAGTACGAGGCACGGCTCGCGCAGCGGCCCGAGCCTGTCTATGTACAGGCCGAGCCGCGGATCAGCGAGGAGCAGCTCGAGCAGGCGTGGCAGATCATCAAGGGTGACAAAGGGGAGCCGGAAAAATGACTACGGTGGAGCAGCTCAAGGAATTCAAGGGACTGATTGGCGGCCTTGCTGCGCTGGCCACGGTGCTTATTTTGATCGGCGGGGTGCTGATGGAGTGGCGCGTCTCAGTCAATGTCGCATTGGCGTTGGAGTCTCAGGATCTCGGCACCGATACCAAGATCGTGTCAATGGACAAGGTCGCCGCGCTGAATACTGCAGGCGTGAGCGCCAACAAGGACAACATCGAGGACAACAAGGACCGGGTCGAGCAGGCCTTTGCGGTGCTCCTGGGTCGCGATCCGAATGACCCGTGAAAAGGCCGCCCGGAGGCGGCCCCGTTTCCTATTGCCGTCTCCTCCCGGCATTGATATGACGTAGCAGGCCGTCACAGATTTGGATATTCGCTCCGAAAAATTTCATCATCTGAAATCTCGTATCGTAGTAGCGGCCTTTAGGATTCCAGTGCTCAGCAAACTCGAGCCCGGATACTGACGCCTTCCTAATTACTTCCAAGCGAGCGCGGAATTTTGCTACACTTGGCTTACCCGTTGAGTGGTACATTTCACTTTCTCCAAGATGGGTACCCAGAACACAGCCCCGGCCCTATGCCGGGGTTTTTACTGCCCACATAGTATAACATCCCTGATTTTTCATAGACTTGCGTGTATTTTTGGCCTGACCATCGGCCGAAGTCACTACGTTCCTAATGTGACCGGGACCACCTTTGCGCAAAAAAAAGGGCGCAGGTATGCGCCCCTTCCTCCCACCATTTTGCAGCCGGCTGGCGGGTGCCGGTTCCCTACGAGGAAACTGGATCAGACCTCGGCGCACGGTTCCATGCGGCCTTGGCTTTCGCTGCCATCTTATCTCTGTCCACGTTGTAATTGTTGCTGAACTCGACCAGCCATTCGCCGCAGCAGTCTCCGAATGTGTGGCCTCGCTTCTTGGAATTCTCCAGCTCGACCATCAGCATCGTCGGCGTCTGCCCGCACGGGCAGGGCTCCAGATGGATGCGCACCAGTCCGTCATCAGCGTCAGGTTTATCTTGACTCATATTCCAGCTCCGCTCGCTCGTAACATTGCTTCATGAATTCGATGCTGCGTTCCTCCATGCGCTCGATCAATTCCTGATCGCGGGGCACCGGGATGCGGTGAATCTTCTGTACCTTGCCGCCCTCGAGATCCTCACCGATATAATAATTGACGTACCACCAGAAAGCATAGCCGGTCAGCCACATCGCACCCTGAACCTGATGCCGGTCGGCCGCGGGGATGCACCGGATCGTGCCCTTGTAGAGGTCGGCGTCGGCCACTATCTTGCGATAGTTTTTGTACAGCTTGCGAATTTTCATCTCGCCGCCCTCGTCGTACTGGTTGTCGGCGGTGACATGCAGGAAATCAGGCGAGGCCGCCAGCCAGTCATACTTTTTGTGGATCAGGAATATATTGTGCTCGAGCTTCTGCTCGAATCGCCACTGGTAGCCTGCCAAGGCCTTGGGCTCATGCTCACGGCCCTCACGGGCCCACTCTGGCGACTCCTCGACGTTCTTGTGCCCGAGCAGCTCGAGCACGATCTCCTGCATGTACTTGGTGTAGGCCTTGGTGTCTTTCTTGGCCATGACCTTGTGCAGGCAGGAGGCCGTGATCCGGGTGCGCCGCATGTCCAGCCACTCGTCAGACCCCTGCTCGACCTGAACTACCCGGCACTCCATTCAGGGCCTCCATCGTTTCATAAATTTACGCCACGATTTCGACTTGAGCCGCTGCGACCACTCGTAGCTCGGTACTTTCTTGCCGGCTTTGGCCACCTTGACTGCTTTCTTGTGCATCGCCTCGGCCTCTGCCCATGTGCAGCACCGCTCCTGATAATCTTGGTCGTGCTCACCGCCGAAAATCATTGTCTCAAACAGCACCGGCGGGCCGTCGCACCAGCCATGATCGAGGCCAAGGAACACCGTGGATACACGGATGCCATCGACCATCGTCACAGCAACATGGCGGTCGGCTTCCTCCATGAACCGGCCCCACTTCATCAGGTCCGGGCATGGTACGGGCACTCGATCAACCAGAATGTACTTGCCAGTGACATTGTCAGGATCGCCAAAGGTAGGCTCATCTGGGAACAGCGGGACTACTTTGTTATTCATCAGTCACGGCCAAAATCCACATCGAGCGGCATCACGTAGCCATAGGCTGCGCCCCGCGCGACGTTCGGGCAGCTCTCCATCTGCTTGTCGGTCAGATTCGACATAGAGTGCCGCTGAAACAGGTCTGCCTTCGGATCATCTTTGTTGGCCTCGCGTACAAACTGACCATCAAACACGATGAATTCAGGCGGCGGCCAGTGGAGGGGAATGCTGTCAATCGTCATCCTGACCCTGCCGAAAAAGACAGTCTCAATCTCGATGAAATCGTGCTCAGCCACCTTTGTCGTCGTCCGATCCGGGCTCTCGATCCTCCGTCTTATTCAGCTCGACCGGGCCGGCAGTCTTGACGGTCTGGCCGGCCTTCGGCTTGGCCTTCGGCTTGGGCTCTGCAACTGGCGACTTATCAGCATCAGCGGCCTTCTTGGCCTCACGCTTGGCGGTATTCTGCAGGCGATTGAGCGCCGTCTTGAGCTGGTCGGCCGGCACATCAGCCAGATGTTTCACGTTAAACACCAGCGTCGTCATTTGCTCGAGCACAAAATCTGCTTTCTCACCGAACAGCTCGTCGGCCTTCTGCAGCAGTTCATCGATGTCGCGTGGTGTGAGCCGGTCATACTCCTCCGGGCCCTTGGTGGCGCTGGCGGCATCGTCGTCAAACTGGGCGACACCAATCAGGGAGCATAAACTGTACCTCCGAAGGTACGTCATCACGGCGCCGATAGCCTGGGGGCTGCCTTTCTCAGACTGCATCGACATGGCGCATGAGATTGACTGCCCGGATTCATGGCCGAGCACCGTTTCGATTTTTACCTCAGTGCCATTGATCGAGGGTATCTGGATCAGGCACAGCCCGTTCTCTGCCAGTGGGATACGGATAACGTCAAGGCAGGCTGCCAGATCGGCATACCTGTACTTGTAGGTGCCCATGTCGGCCTCTTGCTCTGCCTTGGCAGCCTCGATGCTACCCTGAGCCAAGGCCAGTGCCTTGTACAACTGGTCGTGCTTGGTGATCAGGTATTTATGTTCCTCGATGTATGACTCCATGACATTGAGCCGTTTTTTTAGCGGCTCAACGGCTTGAAGGATTTGGTTTTCGGCTGGCGTGTAAGTGCCGGGTTCGTCAGTCATTTTAATTCTCCTGCGTAGTGTCGGATGTTGTCGGCTATCGCTTTGAGTTCCGATTTCACGTAGCTCAGCACATCCTCTGCTTGTTGCGATGCAACCGTGGGCAGCTCGGTCGCATCGATTATTTTGGCCAGCCTTTCGAGTTTATCTTTATCGGGCGCCAGCTCCGCTGATCGGGCTGTCGCTGCCTCGGCCTCTGCTTTTTCTCGCTCCTCACGCTCCAGCTCCTCACGCTCGGCTTTCTGCTTGTCGATCTCAGCCTGCTGTGCGTCCAGCTCCTTCTGGCGCTCGGCCGCGGCCTCCCTGCCCTCTTTGAGATCAGCCTCGAATGCCTTTTTCTCGGCGGCCTCTTGGGCCTCGCGCAGCTTGGACTGGCCCTCCTCGATCTCGGCCTGCTGTGCGTCCAGTTTGTCCTGCTGCTCCTGCTGCGCCTTGCGCTGCTCCTCCAGTTTGGCGGCTTCCTCCTCGGCGGCCTGCTTGTGTCCGATGGCGAGGCGTAGCCGGCTCTCGCTCTCGGCCTTGGCGCCGACTGCCTGCTCGCGGAACTCCTGAAACTCATCCTCGGTGATCTCCACACCAGTCAGGAATTCCTGCCACTCCTGCAGCTCTGCCAGCGTTTTGCCGTCAGTCTCCTGACCGTAGCCGCGCAGTGTCGCCAGCTTCGATTCGATCTCAATGACACGCTTCTCCTCCTTGATTTTCTCGGCATCATCGACGGCCTTGATGCCATCCTTGATCGGGTCCTCGACCTTGACGATGGCAGCCTTGATCCTGTTGGCCTCGCCATCAACGGCGCGCCCGTAGTCAAGGGCATCCTTTTTCAGCTCGACGCGCTTCTCCTCGAGGCCCTTGCGGAGCTGCTGGCATTCCTTGGCCGCCAGCTTGGCGGTGTCATAGTCTTTGTGGGCGTCAACATCCTTGTGGCGCACGGCCAGCTCGGCCAGTGCGGCGTCGGTGATGTTGTACTCGATCACATGCTTGGGGGCTGTGGCGACGGCATCGCCTGAGTCATAGTCCGTGGGGATTTCGTTGCTCATGGTGCGTTCCTCGTAGGTTGGTTTTTGTGAATCTGGCATTGAACTTTTTCCTCGCATACGATAGACATACGTCCATCGTTTGTCCATACTACCTGAATGAGAAACAAAGGCCAGAAATATCAGTTCCGCATGGACCCGCTGGAATACAGGGCCCTGATGCGCCTTGCTCAGCTCGACGGCGTAAAAATGTCTCAATATCTGCGAAATTACATCCGGGCCCAGGCCCATAAAAAAGGGATACCAGTATGAGTAATGAAACGGCAACATCAGTAATAGGCACGGCAAAAGAGTCCGAGACTTTAATGAAAGCCGCCAGCAAACGGGTGCGGCAGTGCATCGGGAATACGGGCGGGCATCGGGAAATCCTCGGCGGCTTGCGGAGCCGCCTGTTAGGCGAGCACGTTGACGAAAGCCCGCCAGATGACTCGCCCGAGCCGGTGCGCTCAGATATCGAGGAGCTGTTTCACCAGATTGACGTTCTGCAGGCGCAGCAGGAGGCAGTCGGCCAGCACATCGAGGCCCTGCAAAAGCTATGAGCTGGATTCGCAGATTGCTTGGCTTGCACGATCATCAATGGATCACGGAGTTTCGAGGTCGATATACTCGGGGCGTTCAATGCTCCGTCTGCGGTAAAGCGGACCTGCTCTTTGAGCCGAATGACGGATCGGAGCCAGTGGGGTGGCGCGATGAACTGTGATCGCGTCCTGCAGCTCCTCGAGGAGGAGCCCGAAAACTGGGCATTCGGTGTCCACACGGCCGTCTATAAGCCGACCGGCCAGCAGGTCTGGACCGGTAACGGCCTACTCGGCCTTGACTTCTATCCGTCCCAAAATGGCGCATTCAACATGATGGAAAAGTGGTTCATCTACAAGGCGGTGGCCCGAGCCGAGGCCTGCCGATTCGGAATTGCGAGGGTCAGCAATGGGTAAGGTACTGCTGTATGGCGGCGCCTGGCTGCTGTTCGCCGTCATAATGTTCAGCTTAGTTTGGATTTTCTGGGGTAGGTACAGCTAATGGGTGAGGTAGCCGATGACATGCTCGATGGGACTTGCTGCCAAGTCTGCGGCGAGTGGCATCCCGACATCATGGCGATGGCCGACGATGGTTGCGGAGATGGTTCACCAGTTCAGTGGTCGCCGCAAGGCTATCCGTACACCTGCCCTGGCTGTGCCAAAGAGCAGGGCATCAGCGAGGGCGAGTCATGGCGCGAGGAGCCCGTGGTTCACATCAATCCGCACCAGCCGCGCACTATCGGTTGCGACCAGTGCGAAAGGATGTTTGCGAGCGAGTACGCGCTCAGCGATCACCAGAGGGATAAGCATTGAAAGTCATCGATCTGATGTCGCACAGGGAATTGCGCAAAACGCTGCGCGAGGCACTTGTCCTGCTGGCGATTGCCAAGTGCCCGGACGACGCCTGCGGCGGTCAGGGCTGGTCGCCACATCAGATCGGCCCGGACGAGTGGGAGCAGCTTGAATGCCAGTGGTGCTCCGAAAAATCGCAGCTTGCGGAGGATGGCTGATGTTCCGGGTCTGGCGCTTTCGGGTTTGCCTTGTCGGCTGGCACTGGCATCGAAACTGGGTGTGGTCACACATTGACACCGACGAATGGCGCGAGATGTACGTGGATCGCATGACACCGGAGGATCAATACATTGAGGGCTGGTGTCGTGAGTGAATTTTCGGTAGTCTCAAATGCGAAAGCCCCCGCCGATGCGAGGCAGCGGGGGCCTTCAATATCTGGTTCCAGCGTGGCCGTTGGGTCGAAACTCCAGATTCGCGACATCCTATCACAAGATGTTGTGTCTCTGCCAAGGCCCGCCACAACCAGTGGAGAGGGCGAACTCCATAAAAAGCGTACCGAGGGGGTCAGACTGGCTCGGAATCAATACCAGTCAGCCGATGCGACGGGATAACTCCGGCGTTCATGGGCTTTCTTACCTTCCGGCTGTATGGGGGTAAGGGGGCCAATGCTCCTGAATTCACCAGCGTTCATAAGGGTTTATAGATGCCTGACGAACACCATAAGAAATTCCTTGAGGGGCTGGAGTCCAGCAAGCAGGCGGTGTGGCTGGTTGCCCGGTGGCTGGTCGATCACGGCTATACGGTGACTATCCCGCCGACCAGCGAGGCGCCCGAGCAAAAAGACTGGCGCGAGTTTGCAGATGCCGGCGATCTCGAGGTCAGCGGCCAGCGCGTCGAGGTCAAATGTCTATCCGCTGAATTCACTGGCCCCGATAACTGGCCATTCCCTGATTTCATCGTCTGCGCAAAACACGCATGGGACAACGCCGATCCCAAACCTTACCGAATTTGCTACCTGAATAAAGCGATGACGCATTTTGCAGCGCTCGACTGCTTGGGCACTTGCGACCAGTGGACATCGAGAATAGTGGCAGACAGCCGCTTTGACGGCCGCGAGCAGCCGACCTATGTCTGCAATAAGAACCTGCCGAAATATGGCAAATTAACCATGAGGAACTGAGATGAGTTTAAGAAAAAGACTGCGTGAGCAGGCAGCCGGTCAACTGGATGGACTGGTCGAAAAGCTGCAGGAGCGCGCCACTGAGCTGACCACTGGCATCGATCAGATGTGGGGCACCGACCTGCTCAAGCTGGCAGCCGGTGGGCGCACAAAGACAATCGAGGATAAGTTGGTCACTCGCCTGACTGATCACAAGGAGGTCGAGCTGGAAAAGTTTTTCAACAATCAGCAGGATCTCCCTCTCAAGTCGCAGGACAAGAAGGGGGAGCCGAAATGAAAATGATGTGCGACAACATCGAGGCCACTGAGGCCACGCAGGTCCGGGCCAAGCTGTCCGAGGAAACCATCGACCAGTACCGCGAGGAGATTCTGAGTGGCGCTGATTTCCCGCCTGTCATCGTGTTCGCGGAGGATGGGTCACAGCGGTTCATGCTGGCTGACGGTCATCACCGGCTGTACGGGACCATCCATGCCGGCCTCGAGGAGATCGAGGTTGATCTGCGGGTGGGTGATATCCACGATGCGCTGGAGTTTGCGCTGCAGGCTAATCGGGCCCACGGCCTGCGCATGACCAATGCTGACAAAGTGAAGTCGGTCAAGATGGCACTGGCCGATCCCGAGCTGTCACAGAAAACTCAGCAGGAGATCGCTGATATCGTCGGCATCACCCGCGAGGCGGTCAACCGCATCAGCCGGCGCGATACCCTGGACGCTACCAAGAAGGTTGACGGCGAGCCCGGTGAGTCCGAGGAGAATTCGGCCGGCAATGTGCGCGCGACCAAGCCTGAGCCGACACAGGAGGAGACTGATCGTGGCGAGCTGCGGCAAGCCATGTCACTGCTCAAGGCTTTCCCCTACGGTGGCGAGGAAACCGTGCATCTCGACCTGACGCCTGATGATATTGCCGATCTGGAATACATCTCCACATGGTGCGCTCATGCAGTGCTGGCGCATCGCAATTCGACGCCGGAATGACTAAGAAAAAGCGCTGGAAACGGCCTATGTGGTGGCGCCGGCTGTTGCACTGGACACACATCAAGCCGGATGGCTGGCTGATCGTGCAGGCGTACACGCAGCATGAGAATGATGCCATCGACATTTACAATTCGTGGAATTTCGGGGTTATAAGCAGGCACGACGCGATTACGGCGTTCACAGACGAGATGCTGCGAGATCGTGGCGCGAAGCTCTGGCACGACATGATCTGGGGGCATGACGACCTTATCCGCAAATGATTGAGGACCGCCAATATCAGGCTGATGACGTAAACCATGCCATGAATCATGGCAATGAGATGCGGCCGATCCACTGCGCGCCGACCGGCTCAGGCAAAACTGTGATCCAAGCACAGCTCGCAAAGCGCGAGCTGGACCGCGGCAACACCACCGCGATCCTGACCCCGCGCAATGAGATTTTCATGCAGACCCAAGGGCTGACTGAGGAAATCTGCGGCGCCGAGAATGTGGCGGTGCTGCGCGCCAAGCGCGAGGGCGAGTCATGGCGCGCTGACCGGCCGATCCATATAGTCTCTTGGCCGACCCTTGTCTCGCGCACCAAGCGCTCAAAATTCTGGTTTCCAAACGTCAGGCGGGTACTGGTTGATGAGTGCCACCTGTCGATGGCGCCCAAGATTCTCGAGATTCTCGAGCACTACGCGCCCAAGGCCATCGTTGACGGTTACACGGCTACCCCCGCCAGAATGACCGGCAAGGGTCTTGGGCGCTATTTCACCACCATCAAGCATGTCACCAGCGTCAGGCAGCTCATGGCCGATGGCTTTCTGGCGCCGGTTGAATACTGGGGCGGCACGACACCTGACATGGCCGGCATCAAGATTGTCCGCGGTGATTACGAGGTCAAGAAGTTATCCGATGCCTGCGTGGTACTGGTCGGTGACGCGGTCGATAACTGGCTCCGACTGGCCAGTGATCGCCATACCATTGTGTTCGCCGTTGACATAGCGCACTGCGAGATGCTGGCGCATAAATTCAAGGCTATCGGCATCAAGGCTGCGGCCCTGCACACGCGGCTCGATCAGGAGGAGCGCGACGAGGTCAACGACGCATTCAAGTCGCAGCGGATACAGGTTTTAGTCAATGTGGGCATCGCCAGCTACGGCTACGATGCGCCGAGCGTCAACTGCATTCAGATATGCCGGCCGACCAAGTCCATCGTGCTGCACCTGCAGATGATCGGCCGGGGTATGAGGCCCAAGCCCAATGGCGGCGAGTGTATGGTGCTCGATCACGCCGGCAATGTGCGCGACCTGGGGATGGCCGACGACCTGTTCCGCTGGCGCCTCGATGATGGCAAAAAGGCTTGCGTCAACTGGTCAAAGCGCGAGGATTCAGGCGAGCCCGATCCAACTGTGCATACCTGCGAGGAGTGCGGGCACCTGTTCTCAATGCGCCGCGTATGCCCGAAATGTGGCTGGAAGGTCCCGTATAGCAAGCGCGACGTTGAGGCTACTGAGGCCGATCTGGTGCCGATTGGCAAGAACATGGTCAAGCGGCTGCCCGAGGGTTGGCCGTCGCATGAGGTCTTATTTCAGATGCTCATGTACGAGCAGCGCTGGAAAAAATACAAGTCCGGTTGGGCGCGGACGCTATTCAACAAAAGGGCTGGCTGTTACCCGCCGGCACACTGGTCCGATCTGGCAGCCATCCCGCCTAACAAGCGGCTCCGTAACTGGCTCATATCAAGGAACATTGCGTATGCCGCAGTCCAGCGAAAAATCAAAGCACAAGGCCACGGTTAAGTTTCTGGCTGAGCGCATGGCCATCCTGATGGTCGTCTGCCGGATGAAATATGAGGTTGGTTGGGATGTATGGAGGGGCGAGGGGCTGTACACCGGGGAGACTGGCGACGAATTCAGGCAGATGTCTGAGTTCAAAGTCGCGATGGAAATTGTCCGAGGGATGGTGCGGAGGGAAATTGCCCGGCCGGCCACCGCGAATCACAAATCGGCAAACCCATGAAAAGGCGGCAGGCAACCGGGACCAGGGGATCATAGCATGAGACGGTACGCCAACATCAAGAAGCATCAGCACCCGGATGGCACGGTGCTCGATTCCGGCCGCGAGCTGAGACGGTACATGGAGCTGCTGCTGCTGCAGCGGGCCGGCGAAATCTGCGGCCTCAAGGTGCATCCCAGATACCCGATCACCATTGCCGGGGTGCCGATCATGATTAAGTCGGCGCGCTACCATAAGGGCCGGCACCTGACCTACGTGGCTGACTTCACCTATTTTCCGGGCAAGGCCGAGGACTGCCAGCTCGGCATGGTGATCGAGGATGTCAAAATGCAATCAGGGTTCCGCACTGAGATTTACAAAATAAAAAGGGCGCTCATGGAGGCTATGGGACGCCCGATCACGGAGTATTGAAATGGGACGAGCTGTAAGCTGCACTGAACTGATCTCAGCCACACAACGGAGGCAAGTATTGGAGCTATTTGCTGGCAGTCACCGGACCTATCTGCAGATTTCGGTAATAACCAAGGTGCCGATTGCCAAGATCAAGTCAATGACCGCCGGCATCGAGCGACCGCGGAAAACCGGGCCGATCTCCAATAATGATTTTAATGCGCTGATGGTTGGCTGGAAGCGCAGCGACGGATGGTAGGCCAGACTGAACCGATCACGCCCAAGGATCGGCAGCGATTCATCATCATCAAGGAAAACTGCGGCTGCCTGTGCTGCCTGCTGGTCGGTTGGTTGGATGTGCCTACCACCATCGAGCATGTCACCGATGGCGGGCGCCTCGGCCACAGCTACAGCCTGGGCCTGTGCGAATGGCATCATTTCGGTACTTCGATGCACGGGTCGCATAGCCTGTCGGCTGATAGAATTCAGAAAATGATCGGGGAATTCGGGCCCTCACTGGCCCGCGGCCGGAAACCATTCGAGCAGTTTTTCGGGGATGAGGTCAAAATTCTGCTGCCGATACAAAACTACTTGCTGGACCGATTTGCGGCCGATCCATGGCCTGAGTACACTCTGCCCGGAAATGTAGCAATCGACACTCGCAACAGATGGATACAACTGAACCATGCGACCGCTCAATCACCATCTCGGCCAATCGAACCCGGTTAAACCCGGAATGGCCAAAGTATTGGATGGTGTGCGGCGAGGTACGTCGCATCCTGACTGAGCAGGAGGCTCCCGAGCGCCTGTTCGGCTCACATTGGCACCCAGACCAAGGATAAAATCATGACGCTCATAGGTACACCGCAGCATCGCGGCCAGACACTTCTGGTCCTCGGCCTCGACGCCCCTGGCGCCGGCCAGCCCACCATTGAACTCGATGACCTTTCCAAGTTCAATGAATTCGCCCTGATGTGCGTGAGCGGATCAATGACTGTTGTCGCCAGTCTCGATGGCACCAATTATTCGACCACTAATATCGCGTGGGAGGATGAGAATGAGGCGAACCCGCAACAGACACGGGTCACTACCCTTGCCGGCGGCAGTATCTACCGGCATGTCGGCAGCCTAAAGTCGATCAGGGTGGTGCAGGATGGCGCCACTGATGTCATTTCTGCGGTGCTGATGGCCGGTACCATCGGCAGGGCCTAAATGCCGTATAAAACCATAGCCGATCTGCCTAATGTGCAGTGGCGGTGTGACAATATTGATGAGATTCAGGATTTCATCAAGGATTTCGAGGCCCGCTGCATTCCTGATGGCGACCGCCTGCTGCTGCAGGCATGGGGTGGCCTCAATACGGTGCTTGAGCCCGGTGATTGTTTGGTGATGCGGGGTGACAGCCTCGGTATAATCCGGGTGCCGACCGAAGTGGATACCGCCGGCGTTCAGGGTTAGATTCAGACTGACAGCACAAGGCACTCGATAGCGAATTGAACCGTGTAGTCAAATTGACGCTGGCCGGACAGCCAGCGCCGGATGGTTCGCTCGTCAACTCCAATTTTCCTCGCCAGTGCGGCCTGAGTGAGCCCTGTAGAGCGTATCAGCTCGGCAAGGTACTCAGGCCGTGGGTCATAGGTTGCTGCGTCTGGCTTCACCCGTTTCCTCCGTTCAGGTAGTGAACCTTGGCCGCCGCTTTGTCTCGGCTGTCGTGGTCTGACTCACTCTCGAATTTGCCATCAGGCTTGTAGAATCCGACCGTGAACAGCTCGCGCCTGACCTGATCCAAGTCCATGAAACTCTCAGTCAGAATGTAAACGTACATTGTTCCTCTCCTCGGTCCTGCCTGTTATTCACTGGTTTGCGCGCGTGGCTTGCCAGTCCGTAGCTTGTAGATCAGGTCAATGACCTGCAGCATCTCCTCGGCCGGCAGCCTGATCTCGACATCGCCTACCGAATTGAATTGCACCGACTGGGTATCGCTCAGCCCGCGCAGGAAATAGCTGTGATAGGTTTCGCCCTTCTTGTACGGGTTGCCGGTCGCCTTGCATAGCTGCTCGATGGCCTCGCGGCTCTTGGCGTAGTAGCTGCCTGACTCCTCGGCTTGCTGAATGCACAGCTTGTGGATGCGGTCATACTCGGGCAGCAGCTTGCCGATCTGATTCGCCACTGCCTTGGGATCGCGCCCCACTGCCGCGCTGCAGACTGGCGTCACTTCTTTGGGATACAAGTCAGTCGGCCAGACGGTGAATTCCTTGTTTGACTCGTCGGTATAGGTCGGCCAGTTGGTCGGCTTGAACTCGATCCGGGCACGGCTGCTGGCCATGTAGCGGTGACACCACAGCTCGCGCTGCGTGTCGCGCTCGATAAGCATGCGCCATGTAGATCCTCTGCCTGATAGCGCTCCTCGGCCTTCACTGTCCCACGGTTTAACCGACCAGTCTCCTAATTGGCCAGCTATGGCGGCCAGCTCGGCCTCGAATTGCTGATCCCTGGTCTCCTGTTGTTGTTGGTACTCGTTCATGATTTGCTCCTCGTAGTGGGATAATTCCCGTGCAGCCGGCTCTGACCCGGCTGCCCGTGCGTTATCGTTTGGTGTAGATATTCAGGCCGATAATCGCGTCGGTGCCCTCGATTTTCTGATTGCCTGAGCTGGTGGCGATGATGATGGTCTTGCCGCTATTGCTCGGGCCGTAGTCTTTTGACAGGTCAACGGTGATCGTCAGCTTGTCGCCGTCTACTTTCAGGATTGCATTTTTCATGTCGTGCTCCTCGTAGTGGGATGATTCCCGTGCTGCCCGCTCTGACCGGGCAGCCCGTGACTCACGCCGGGAATTTTTCTGTCAATTCAGCGATGTAGCGCTCGGGCAGCTTGTACCGCTGGCCATTGAATTCGCCAACAATGGGGAATTTTGGCGAGCGAGGTTTGAGGCCGACCAGCTTGTAGGTGCGGCCGGCAACCGTGAACTCGCGGCCGTAGTCGCTGGCGCTCAGGTCGAAAGCCTCACAGCAGCGCTCGAAATTACTGCGGCCGGCGTCGTAGCCGGCGATTGATAGCGTTACCTTGAAGGTGACAGATACATCTGAATAGGTGCCGCTTCCTACCTCCGCTTTCAGCCCGGTGGCCTCGGTGAATTCCTCGGCCAATGTCGCCTCTAATTGCGGCCGCAGTTGCCGGCAGATCGCCCGGTCTATCTTTGTGATTTTCATGCTTGTACTCCTCGTAGTTGGGATGATTCCCGTGCAGCCCGCTCTGACCGGGCTGCCCGTGCGTCACCCAAATAGGTCATCTGTGACCTGATCCATCTGGGCGCGGAATGCCCTCCGATCCTCGCCAGTGGCGGTGGCCTGAGCGGTTACGCCGTCGCTGCTCAACCATGCGGCCTCGCATTCAACGCACTGGTACGCCATCATTCCCGGCGCCGGTGGCCTGAGTTCCTGCTCGTCTATGTCGTTGCTGTTGCATTCTGGGCAGTTCATCAGATGGCCCTCACTATGGTTGCCGGCTCACAGTGCAGGATTGCTGCCACTTCCTTGGCGAACGCGCACAGGTGATCGAAGTCATTGAACGCCGAATCACAGACCTCGACAATCTCATCGCGGGCGTCGAATTTACCGCCGTCAGTCTCCCGGTAGTCTGAGCAGCATTCGAGGCAGAATGTCCACGGCCGTACCTCCTCGGGCGTCACCCTGACCAGCCGATAGATCATTCCATCCTCGATCAGCTTGGCCCATGTGTTGACCAGCATCATGGGCCGCTCCTCAGTCTCGGGTGCCGCCTGATCGTCAGGCACCCATACCCAAGCCTGCACGTAGGCGCCGGGGTCGTTGCTGGCCGTAGTGCCGCCTGACACCCCGCCGCGCGATACCCTGGCGTTGGCATCGACCTCGACCTCGCCCTCGCTTTCATGCAGGCGCTTGGCTGCCTTGATGTACTCCGCATCGGTGCGCGCGCTCATGATGCCGCCTTGATGGCGTCGTAGCCGTCGCGGCTGAATGTGCCATCGTCGTCGTAGGCCTCCGGGTGGGCGCCGGGTACGTTCCAGCCAAACATCGAGCCGCAGAACATGGCCTCCTGTTGTGGCTTGGTTACACCGTGCTGCTCGTTGTAGCGGTCAACATCGAACCCGGCGGCAGGCGTGTAATAGCCGGCCTCGCCGCGTCTGATGATGATGCCCTTGTCGGTGCTCGGCAGCTTCGCCGCGCACGTTGGCGGTAGTTTGTTGCTGGTCATGCTTGTACTCCTCGTAGTGGGATAATTCCCGTGCTGCCGGCTCTGACCCGGCAGCCCGTGAGTCACCGCTCAGTCGAACGCCGCCACGGGTACGCTGATATCCCAGTATTCAAAACCGGGCTCGTAGTCGCCGCCCTTGAGCTGCTCCTGCAGGCTGTCCCAACAATCGAGCCCGCCCGCGATGCCGACTGTGACAAAGTCACCGTCATAGCTGTCGGTGTATTTCCTGAGCGCTGCCACTGAATTGCGCAGGGCCTTGCCGCTCAGCTCGCTCAGCTCAAGCATGTCGCCGTCGCCTACGCGGGCGCCGGCCGCATCACAGGGAAGTATCTCGACGCCACGGTGGGTGAAGTGCCAGCGGTTCTGGCGCCTCGCTTGGCTGATCACTGACTTGGCCCTGGCCTTGGCGCTCTTAGCCGCTTCGACCGGTGTCGTGGGATGCTCGATCAGATACTCGATGTGCTCGCGGTGTGCCGCGCGCTCTGCTTGCTGCAGGTCCTCGATGCCTGAGTTGGGCCCGCCATACCGGAAGGCGCGGCGCTCGTCGCCGTGGGCCTCCTGCCATGCGTCATAGCCCTCGGCCAGCAGGTAGCGGTCAAAGTCGGTGACTTCAAGGCTCGGCCGGTAGTTGCCGCCCGCGTTTATCAGCTCCTCAAAACTCTTGAAGGCCGTCTGCTCGATGCAAATTGCGTCGAGCCTGCGCCGTGTTGTGTCTTTCATGGTTGTGCTCCTCGTAGTGGTTAAAATAGCTCGCCCTGTAATGGCTTGGCGGGCGCCGGTGCTTTGGCCAGCTTCTCGGCCAGTGACCCGGAGGCGAACATGGTGTAGCCAGTCTCGGCCTCCATGTCGGTGTACTTCTGCAGCAGCTCAGGGTTCTGCCGCGCGGCGTTCTGCAGGTCGCCGGCGCATCCCATGATGCAAAACTGGCAGCTCAGCCGGCTGTTGCCATCGGCGTAGGCGTGATGCTGTTGCATGCCCTTGGTGGCGACGTAGTCGAACACGCGGCGCTCTGGCCAGTCCTTGATCGGCAGCCAGTCATATACCTGCCGGCCCAGTGTCGGCGCTGTGAATCGGTCATTGATTTTCAGCGCCGGCTTGTTGGCCCGGTTGTCTGACTCCTCGGCCCGCAGGCCCATGACATTGACCGCCACGGTGATATTGCGGCGTTTCATATCGGCCTTGATAAACTTGTCGATTGGTCCCACTTTCAGGTCACTGGTACAGGTCCGGTATTTCGGGCTCGGCCAGCAGGGTTTGTCCGGGTATTTCTGATGCCGGCGCCGTACCATGCCGAGAAAATCCTTGGGGCTGCCATCCTTGAAAATGGCGCTGACAACATTGAGCGGGTGCTCGATGTTGGCCTCGATGTGCTCGATGATGCCGTCCCACTCGACCTCGCCCAGATTGGCGTGAATCACTGTGATGCGATCACTTGGCACCTGCTCGCACACCGTTGCATAGGTGGCGAGTGAATCCTTGCCGCCTGAGTGGCTGACGTAGAAGTGGGCCGTATCGAGCAGGCGCTCGATGTCACAAGCGCCTGCGCCCTGGCCTTTGGCGGTGGTCATATCGAGTCGCCCGGATGCTGCTGCCACTCCTCGGGGTCCTCGCCGTTGGCCCATGCCATCGTGCAGTCGGTGCAGATGGATACCTCGATCATGGTGTCCTCGCCGGCCTTGTAGTCGAGCGGGATCATGGTCGCCGGCAACCGGTCGCCTGCGAAAGTCGAGCCGCAACTATCGCACTGTGCTGAGCTGAATGAGGCCTCGCACTGGTGCTCCCGGTCGCCTTGATGGCCGATTATCCGGCTCCAAGCGTCGTCCTCAAAGTCGCAGTTATTGCAGCAGGGATATTCGCTTCTCGGCTGCTCGCTCTGGCTGGCGCAGTCCGGGCAGGTCCAGCTCACCGTTGCGTGTTCGCACTGCTCGCCCCGGCAGCCCGGTGCGACGGTGTAGCCCTTGCAATAATGCGCCACTGCGGCGTCGAATTTTTCTGTGTCTGTGCTCATGTCATTCCTCGTAGTTTGGGATAAGTCCCGTGCAGCCCGCTGTCACCGGGCTGCCCGTGAATCATCAGACACGGCGCACAAAGGCGTATGGCAGCAATATCAGGAGCGTGGCCACTGGCATGGCGACCAGCGGATTAAGGCCGTGGCCGATGCTCTGGTATTGGTACGCTTCATAAACTGCGAGCAGTGCAGCAATGGCGCAGACCTCGGACATCAGTGCATACATAGCGTTGGTGAATCTTGTCATGGTCAATCCTCGTAGTTGCGGGATAATTCCCGTGCTGCCCACTGTCACTGGGCAGCCCGTGAACCTCTCAGAATAGTGCCAGTTGGCAGACCTCCGCGCGCGGTGCCGGCGCCGGCATCAGGCTGCGGGCGATGCCTGTGAATTGCGTGGCCATGGCCTCTGCAATGCCCGTGAAGGTCTTGCTGCGCAACTTCCACCGCTCTGGACCGGGGCTCTTGTTATCAGCGCCACAGGGGCTCTGATTGGCCCACCGATTGACCAGTTTACCGTGGTAGCGGATCACCCGTGGCTCGATGTAGTCGGCCGGGTCTGCGATCAGCTTGGGGAGTTCCTGCAGCCACAGGCCAGTGTTCTTGCTGGCGTCGTGGCCAAACTGGTACGGCTGGATATACTGGCTGGCTGGCCTGATCGCGGTGCCGATACGGCTGACCGGGTTCTCTACGCATTGCTGTGAGATTGGCGCGGCCATCAGGTCCCTGACGAATTCCAGCGCCTCGTCAGAATTGTGCTGGCGCTCGGGGTAGTTGGCATCATGCTTGGGCTGGCAGCGCCAGAGCTGAGATGCAGCGAGGTACTGGCACGGCGGGTGGGCAATCATCAGGTGCCAGCCGTCATTGAGTACCTCGCGGACATCGCCCTGATAGTGCGCTCCGGGCGTCTCCGTGGGCAGCAGGTCACAGGACATGGCTGAGTGGCCGCGCGCTGTCATAGCGTCCCTGACGGTGCCTGTGAACTCACAGGCGATCAGCACCCGGCTGAGTCTGTAGCCGGCGGTGCTGGCGCGTTTCTCGGCCAGCAGAATCTCCTCGGCGTAGTCGGCCATTTCGGCCTCTGGGTGCTGCAGGTAGATAGCCTCGATTAGCAGCTCGTTGGTGTCGGTGTAGTCTGCAGCCACGGCATCGCCGCGTCTGACGTTGAGCATCTGGCTGTCAGTCAGGGCCCCACGGACAGCCGCAGAATAATCTGCGGCCAGCCGGGTCACATCGAGCGTGGGCAGCTTAACCGGCATAGCGGGTGCCGCCGGGTGCTTGATGGTAGCGATTGTCCAGACCTGCTTGCATGGCTATCTTGGTCTTGGCCTGATAGTTGGGCAGCGCGCGGTAGCCGTAGCCGTCCATGGTCACGGCTCCAGCGTCAATGTCGCGGTGGGCTGCTGAGCAGTTCATCAGTTTCAGCTCCACGCTGCCCCTGCTTCTGGCGCTCAGGGCCTCGGCGTGGCGGCCTTCGTCGGTGTACTGGTAGCTGCGGATCATGCCAGCCTTGTTGTAGGCGTGGCCGGCGGTAGCCAG